TATATAAACGTTCCCAATCCAAAGAATAACAGTTCATTCCAACAGCACATTCAGTAAGAAAATTGTTGGACATGATAGCACGAGTAATTTTCAAGAACTGTTTGCGTACAACTAGACTAAAAGCCACATCACATGCTGTAAAAACACGTGTTTTTCCACTCAATTTTTTGGAATGTTTTACTGGTTCATCTTTCAAAGTGCCATTAAAAAGGATACAATTCCTATGTCCCAACAGATAATTACTTTCCATCTGTTGCACCATATCTTTTATTTCCTGAGAAGGTAAATAATATGGTAGTCCGTCATCATCAAACAACTGAGTGAAATATTGTTTCTTGGCTCCAGGAAAAAAGAAACCACCAGACGTACTCATAGGGATCTGGTTTATAAAACTGTCCCCATTGATTCCATTAATGGCCACATGTAAATCCACTGATCCAACATCACTCAACCATTCTCCATTGAGGGTAATACCATCAACATAAGACATAGCACATTTTAAGATCACACTCTCTTCAAAATGTGGAGAAACATTTGCTTGTGATTGAGTTGCAATCACAAACGGATTTTTCCATGTTCCATTTACACACTTTGGTATCATTAATGGTGATGTGAACTCATTTTTTATAGCAAAATCTTTTTCTATCCTGGAACAGATTATGGATTCCTTAGTTCGAGATGAAGAAGTAGTTCTGTTCGCAAATGAACCTAATGATATTGCACATCCTTCCACCCAATGATGAACACCTTTTGAGGGATGAGCAACCATTAATTTGCCACTCTTCGCAGAGCCCTTTTCAATCATTGTCAAATTTGAATAACCCGACATAGCTAACAATGGTGCCGAGAAATTAAACATCTCTTTAGATAATTGCGTAACAATCATTCGCGAACCTAATCCTCGAGGAGCTCCAGCACAATGTATGCCAGAAATGTAGTGGCCATTGAAAGCTTGCGAAAAAACTATAGATCCACAATCTCCTTTTAAAGGATTGCGATCTGAACGAGTAGCTTCCATAAAAGTACCTTTTATTTTCTCAGTCCCAGTCAAACTGAAGTACTCAATGTCTCTATAAAAAGTGGATGACCCATTACCAAGAATTCCACGAAATCGTGGATCATATATATGGAAATTTCTTCCTGCAGTGTCAATTTTACTAGGTAAAAAATTATACATTTCCTTACGTGGTAAAATACCAGAGCAACTAAAAGCAACAACATCATTTCCTAAAAATTTCATATTAGATCGTTCTAAAATAAATCCATTTGAAGGAATGATAGTTACATTAGGATCCCTGGCTTGATATTCTGCTACACATCTCCAAGAATCACCAACCTCGAAAGGATGAGCTACAGTTGCATACCAACCATGTCTTATTGCTATTGCAGTAACCTCAATTTTAGCACCATTAGTTTCCACTGCCAATCGGAAAGTTCCTTTTGATAAAGATTGTTGTAATTCTTCAATGTTATTGTTCTTAAAAGAAGGAGGCAAAGTAAAGTGATCATTATTGCCAGTAATAAAAGCCCAAATATTTCTTTTGGGCTTAATCTCACTTTGTGGTTCAACAACCTCTTTGCGTAAAAACATTTTAAGTAAATATGCCAACATTACTGTAGTGAATCCATATGCTACGTATCTACGTATTCTATCGCGTGCTAATCTAGTTTTAGGTGGCAACAGATTATCAAAATAATATAAACAGGCTGTTACAAATAAATCCGGACCACATCGGAAGAAAATAGACGAAGCCAAGGAAAAAGGAAATATTGCTAAGGTGCCACGAATAAACATACTCCGGAACTGTGTTTTAAGAGATTTAGAAACAACTGGAGAAGTTCTCTTGGAAAAAGGATTCCAAGACTGTGGCTCCAAACTTGAACCAAATGTATTTGCATCGTAGAAGCAAACATCCTTAGTAATTTGGCATTCTGCACACTCATAATATGAAAGGACACCATGAGAACACATGTGAACATCAGAACCAACCTTGTTACTTTCCATCATAACTTGAGAGGACATTTCATGTTCTAATATTTTCATTTTCAAAAATTTTGATAACTCTGCTCCCGTCATCATACCGTTAATGGCAGTACCCATTTGTAAATCATACTTAACTCTTACGTTGCCATCCGTAACTGTCAATTTAACAAGTTCAACTTTGAAATCCCAAGCATCTCGAACGACTTCAGTCAATTTCCTCATCATACCTGTATCCGCATCTAAAAATTCAGGCTTTAAAATTGGTTCGATAACTATAGGGAATCGTCGCAACACTGCTGACGCTTCTGCCACAGCAAAGTGTGCATTCAGATGCTTTGTATTCGTGGATCCAACAACTAACTTTGGAACAATAGGAATAGCTCCTTTATCTTCAACAGCTGCTTGATTAGAGGCCAATGATATTGTGTTAATTATATCAATGACTTCATCAATAGATGTAGTTTTGCCAGAAGCAACGTGCTTGGGATGTTCGCGACCTAAATCATCTAGCACTATACACCAATGTCTGGCGCCTTGATAACCACTCCAAAAACTATCTTTACAGTTGAAACTATAGAGATGTTTAGCAGGGTCCCAGTCTAAATTGGGATATATATCATCTTTTACAACAGCATGATATATAGTTGCAATATTCTGCATAATAGT